CCTCCGGCTCCTGTAACTGTTACTGAACCTGCTCCTATTGTTAGCGGAGGTCAAACCTCTGGTACGTATAAGAGTGGTGCTGCTGTTGCAGGTGGTAACCGTAAGCGTAAAGGTGCAGCAGCTCTGCGTATGCCTGGGTCTCAGCAAAAGATCACCGGTAAAGCTACTGGTCTTAACATTCCTAAGTGAGGTATGTTATGTGCTTGATGAGCCCTACGACGGGTACGCGTAATAGTGACGGTGCTCAAATGTACCTGCCGGCAGGTATAGCTACCATATCTCTTATGAAAGATAAAGAGGGTATTGCTCGTTTCCGTAAACAACATGGTGACGATGAATCCGCTTATGCTGAAATGTTTGGTTACGATCAAAATGTAACTAAAACGTTGGCAAAGACAGAAGGCAGAGAGTGGGACATGTACGATCCTTTTGGTTTGAAAAAGCCTCCTACTGAGGCAGAACTGAAAGGGACAGTTACTGTTACTGAACCCACCACACAACCTGCTTCTATTAAACCAAACCCCGGCCCTGCTGCTGTAGAAAACACACCTGAAGCTACTAAAAACGCTGGACCTTCCAAGCTGAGGATGCCTCAACGTAAGTCTTCCTCACCAATCAAACCAATCAAACAAGCTGCTACTGGCACCTCTCTGAGTGGAGCCGGTGGTCTTAACGTTCCTACTTAATAATGGAAAATCAATCTGCCGCATCTCGTTATGCAAGACTAGCAAGCGACAGAACGATCTTTCTTGATACTGCCCGTGAGTGTGCGCGGCTTTCTCTTCCATACATCTTGACCCCTACCCAGGGTGTCACTAATGGACAGAAGCTGCCCACTCCATGGCAATCAATCGGTGCGAAAGGTTGCTCCGTGATGAGTAGTAAACTTATGTTGAGTTTGCTTCCTGTTACAGCAACCTTTTTTAAGCTTCAAATCAACGATGGTAAGCTCGCCTCTGACCCCGAGTTAGATGCAACGATCAAATCAGAGATCGACTTGAGCCTGTCCAAAATGGAACGGGTCATCATGCAACACATTGCTGAATCACAGGACCGTGTGGTCCTACATCAGGCAATGAAGCATCTAATTGTGACCGGGAATGTCCTGGTTTACATGGGTAAGAATGGTGTCAAGCTGTACCCCCTTGACCGTTATGTGGTCGTCCGTGATGGAGAGGGTCAGCCCACCGAGATCGTTACTGTTGAATCAATCAACCGTCAATTTCTACCTGAAAAATTTCAGAAGCCAAAAAGGTCAATCAATAAGGTGGATGACAACACGTCCACGCCTTCGGTTGATGTGACTGTTGGTGAAGATGAAGCTGCTGTTTACACCTGGGCCAAGCTGACTGATGGACAATGGCGTTGGCGTCAAGAAGTTGACGGCGAAATCATTGAAGACAGCTACGGCAAGTCACCCAAGACAACTACGCCTTGGCTTCCCCTCCGCTTTAATGTGGTGGATGGTGAAGACTATGGACGTGGACGCATCGAAGAATACCTTGGTGATCTGAAGTCTCTTGAAGGACTGATGCAAGCCATGGTTGAAGGATCTGCCGCGGCCAGCAAGGTTGTCTTCCTTGTCTCTCCTTCTGCAAGTGTCAAACCAAGCGTACTTGCGAAGGCTGGCAATGGAGCTATTATTCAAGGCAGGCCAGACGATGTCAGTGCTGTCCAAGTACAGAAACAAGCTGACTTCTCAACTGCCTATCAAATGATCACCCAGCTAAACCAACGGCTGAGTGAAGCGTTCTTGATCTTGTCTGTTCGACAAAGTGAAAGGACAACAGCAGAAGAAATCCGTGCTACCCAGCAAGAACTCAATGAGCAACTTGGTGGTATCTACGGAACCCTGACTACCGAACTCCTGCGTCCTTATCTGCGGCGTAAGTTGTTCATTCTCCAACGGTCTGGTCTTCTGCCTAAGCTGCCCAAGGGTGTTGTATTCCCCACGATCGTCGCTGGTGTCGAAGGCATTGGCCGTGGTCAAGACAGGGAATCTTTGATGATGTTCATGCAAACCATTGCCCAGAGTCTTGGACCCGAAGCAATGATGAAGTACGTCAATCCCGACGAGGCAATCAAACGTCTTGCTGCTGCTCAAGGTATTGACACCCTCAACCTTGTCAAGACCAAAGAAGAGATGGCAGCGGATATGCAACAACAACAACAGGCCATGGCACGTCAGTCAATGATGGGCCAGATGGGACAACTAGCGAAAGCCCCATTGATGGATCCTGACAAGAACCCTGGCGTACTCGACGCTACACAAAACCTAGTAGATGGAATCGCTCAACCCCAGTGACTTTGAAATTAAGCCGGAACCTACGAAAGTAGAACCTCGTAAGAAACCGGTTAAACCAAACGTCAAACAAAAAACCGCTGCCCCCAAGGGCAAGAAACGAGTCAGTACTCCTGGCCTCGGCATGGTAACCCTCACCACCCACTGATCCACTAATGGCTGAAATTACTTTTGAAGGCTCTGATCCGCAGGTTGCAGAAGCACGTCAGGCTGAAGAGGCACGACTTACAGAACTTGGTGAAAAGATCATCAACGATCAGGAAGCTCAGACGCAAGCTAAGTATGACCAAGCAAGGGCTGACGCGGAATCTGAACTCCGTTATGCGGGTAAGTTCAAATCTGCGGAGGATCTTGAAAAGGCGTACAAGGAACTTGAATCTAAACTTGGGCAAAAAGAAGAGACTGAGACTCCGGAAGCGGAAGCTGAGACTCCCCAAGAGAATACCGAAGAGGTTGATCTTTCTGAGACTGCGCAGTTTATTCAAGATGCCTCGCAGGAGTTTTACAGCAACGACAACCAGCTCAAACCAGAAACGCTGGAGAAGCTGAAAGAGATGCCGGCAGATCAATTGATCGACGCATACATCGAAGCTTACAAAGACACCCCTGCTCAACAACAAGGTATTTCTGACGCTGATGCTGATGCCATCGTTAATTCTGTGGGCGGCACTGACGCGTATAACCAAGCGCTGGCGTGGGCGGCTGATAACCTCAAACCTGATGAGGTGGCTGCCTATGACAATGTCATCAACAGTGGAAACAAAGATGCCATCACCTTCGCAGTCCAAGCACTGACCAACCGTTACAAAGATGCGGTTGGCTTTGAAGGTCAGCAGGTATCTGGTAAGTCAGTTCGTACTGGTGTGCAGGGCTTCCGTAGCCAGGCAGAACTAGCACGAGCTATTGGTGACCCTCGTTACCAGACAGATCCTGCTTATCGCATGGACATCGAAAACAAACTGGCTGCAAGCGGCGACCTTCTGTAAGGGTCGTGGGGACTGCAATGTCCCCCATGCCACTAGAGGATGGGATAACCTCGTTAAAAACCCAGTCATGACTGGAGTATTGGCCCGCTGCGGTGGATACCCAATACAAAGGACAACCCCTTTACAACTGAATAAAGCACGTGCAACCCCTTGTTAAATAAACCCTTTATCTATTTAGACCAATGACTATGTCAGTGACCCAACTGGGTCAAGTAAACCAGGCGGGCGATACTAAGGCTCTTTACCTGAAGCTGTTTACGGGTGAGGTGTATGAAGCCTTCCGTAATGCTACGATCGCCAAAGGTCTGGTGATGAACCGCACCCTGCGTAACGGCAAGGAAGCACAGTTCATCCACAGCGGTCGCATCTCGGCTGGGTATCACACCCCCGGCACCGCGATCCTTGGTTCCGACGATCCTAGCTTCGCAGAGACCACGATCTCGATGGACGACCTGCTCGTCGCATCCGCCTTCGTGGACAACCTCGACGAAGTCCTGGCCCAGTATGACATGCGCGGCCCCATTGCCCGTCAAATCGGCCAGAGCCTCGCAGAATTTTACGACCGTCGTATCTTCCGTGTGCTGGATCAGGCTGCTGAAGCCTCTTCTCCTGTGACCGGTGAGCCTGGTGGTTTCGAGGTCAACCTCGGTGCTAACAACGAGTACAATGCTCAAGCTTTGGTGGACGGCTTCTTTGAGGCCGCGGCTCGTCTCGACGAGGTTGCAGCCCCCCAGGAGGGTCGTGTGGCCGTGCTGTCTCCCCGACAGTACTATGCATTGATCTCCCAGGTGGACACCAACATCCTGAACCGCGACCTGGGCGCTCAGGGTGGTAGCCTGAACACCGGCGAAGGTCTCTATGAGATCGCTGGTATCAAGATCTACAAGTCCAACAACATCCCCTTCCTGACCCGTTACGGCTCTGCTGCTGGCGAACTCATCGACGCTGCTGCTGTGCCCGGTGAGAACAACAGCTACGGTATCCGTACCGACTTCACCAACTCCTGTGGCCTCATCTTCCATAAGGACGCGGCGGGTGTTGTCGAAGCAATCGGACCTAGCGTGCAAACCACCGGGGCCGACACTAAGATTCTTTATCAAGGTGATGTGATGGTTGGCCGACTGGCCTACGGCTGTGGCTCTGTTCGCCCTGCTGTTGCCGGTGCCTTCCGCAACGTTACCTGATCTTTATTGTATCAGATCCATGGGGGCCTTCGGGTCCCCTTTTTTCTTGCCCGAAAATAATGACAACAAAATTAGAAGCCATTAACCAAATGCTCAGTGGCATCGGGCAAGCCCCTGTGGTGAGCCTTGATAGTGCCAACCCTGAGATCGCTATCGCCCTTGACGTGCTGGAAGCTGTAGACCGAGAGGTCCAAGGCGAAGGCTGGCATTTCAACACAGAGATTGCATACCCGTTTACGGCAGACACCAACGGCAACATCTCTGTCCCATCCAACGTTCTTCAGTTGTCGGACAATAAGTTTGCCAACAACCAAAAATACCAGACCGTACTACGTGACGGCAAACTGTACGACAAGATCAAGCACACCTACACATTCCCTGCTAATAAGAAGGTGAAGTGTGATGTGGTGTGGAAGTTTGATTTTGAAGATCTTGCTCAGGTATTCAAGGACTACATCACTCAACGTGCAGCCCGTGTATTTGCTGGGCGTGTTCTTGGCTCCTCCGAGATGGTCACCTTCAACCAACAAGATGAGGGTTTACTGCGGGCTAACTGCCTTGCCTATGATACCCAGACTGCTGAGGTGAATATCTTCGGTCAAGAAAACGGACAGAACACTTACATCTCTTACACTCCTTTCCGCGCTATCGCCCGATAAATCATGGCTGCTATCTCACAAAAAATTATTGGCCTAATTGGTGGGGTATCGCAACAGCCAGACTCTCTGATGCTGCCTGGTCAGTTTAGAGAATGTGATAATTTTTACCCCGACCCTACCTTTGGTCTTCTGAAGCGGCCTGGGTCTAAGTTTATCAGGCACCTTGCTTCACCTAACAGCAACGGTAGTTGGTTCTTTGTCCGTAAGTCTGACGAAACAAAGCTGCTAGTACAGATCTCAAAGACAGGTGATGTCAAGATCTGGGACAGCATTAGTGGTATCCCACAGACAGTCAATAGCATTGCAGCTTCTGCCCAGACCTACGCAACACACTCTAAGAAAGAAGACATTGAAGTCTTACAGATCAATGATTATATCTTTGTTCTGAACCGAGGCGTAACAGTAGAGAATGGTACAGCCACCTCTGCATCTCAGACACCGTTTGGATATGTAACCCTTACAACCATTGCCTATGACACTGAGTATAAGGTTGTCGTAGATGGTGTTACCTTTACATATCAATCACCTGTCTCTACCGGCAGTCGCCTCAACACTGAGACCATTATTAATGCACTAAGAAATGCTATTGATGGTGACTCACGTTTTTCAGCAACGGCTGTTGCAAATAACATCTTTATTGAACGTACCAACGGTAACGATTTCACACTGACAGCTACCGGCAGTATTGCTGGGTCAGGTCTGAAAGCGTTCAAGGGCACGATTAAAGGTGTAGATGATCTACCTGCACAAGCACCCAATGGCAAAATTATTACAGTTCTTGGTGGTTCCGATTCTCCTGCTGACGACTATTATCTTCGCTTTGAAACCACAACTGGGTCTGGTTCTGGCGCAGGGGTTTGGAAGGAGGTTGTCGGACCTGGGGTCAACCTTGGAGTCAACCCAGCTACAATGCCCCACGCTATCATTACCGAAGCAGACGGGTCTTATTCCTTTAGAGAACTGAGCGAGACCAGTGCTAGCGCTTTCACTTCTTCTACTAATGTTACTGGTATTGTTACTGGTATAGGAACCATCACTCCAGGCAACCTGAGATGGAGTATTGGTCAAGTCTTCCCTGTTTATGGAGGGTCAGGTAAGAACCTGCTGTTGCGGGTTACTTCTGTCAACTCTGACAAAGAAATCACAGGTGTAGAGATTGCCCGTGCTGGGCAAGGATACGTAGCTACTGAGACTGTCACTAGCAATGAAGGTGACAGCTTTGTTATCGACACTGTAGCTACAAAGACAATCTCAGGTAGCACTTGGGCCACCGAGTATTGGGGTGAACGAACAGCAGGCGATGAAGACTCTGCTCTTGACCCTTCGTTCATTGGTAGTCAGATTACTGGCATTTCATTCTTTAAGAACCGTTTGGTTCTAATGAGTCAAGAAACTGTCATTACATCACAGGCCGGTGAGTTCCTTAAGTTCTATCCCTCCACTGTTCTTACTTTGGTTGATAGTGACCCTATCGACCTATCTGCTGGTGCTACCCGTCGTATTAGTTTGCGTCATGCTATCCAGCAAGCTAATGCCCTAATCTTATTTGCAGACAACGCACAGTATCTCCTACAAACCAGAACTGAAGCGTTCTCTCCAGCTACAGCAGAACTAAACCTTCTTTCTTCTTTTAGTCACACCAATCGTAATGCTCCTATTGATCTTGGCACTACGCTGGTTATCACAGAAGAAAACGACCGATCAGTTGCAGTTACAGAACTCACTGTCAACTACGACCAAAACCCCTTGAAAAAAGAGCTAAGCAAGCTCATTCCCTCTTACATTCCAAACACCATCACTGACGTTACCAACAGTCTCAGTGCTTCGATGTTTGCCTTCTCTACTGAACAAGAGAAGGATGCTTTGTATTTGTTCCGGTACTACACCCAAGACAACGAACGTCTTATTGCGTCTTGGTTCCGTTGGAAGTTCCCAGGCAATCTTGTCATGTTTAAGTTTGACAACGATGAGGCCTATGCTGTTATTGACACAGATAACGAATTAGCGTTAGTTTCATTTGAACTTCTGACTGAAACCCCAGGCGGTGCAATTTTCTTTGAAGATAAATACGTTGATCTGCGGATGGATTTGTTTGATTACAATCCGTCAAAGACCTACGTTCCTGCTGATGACAAGACTCGTATCTTCTTTAAGCAAGGTGCGGATATTGCAGACGGCACTCCGTGTCTGGTCAAGATTAGTACCGATGACAGCTCCTTTGTCAGCTTCCCCACAATGGAAGAGGATGCTGGTAGCTACTACGTAGAGGTAGATGGTGACGAAACTGGTGAGCAGTATGCCCTTGGGTATCGCGTCACCTCCGAGGCTCGTTTCCCTGCCTTCTATGTCAAACAAGAAAAACAAGCTGACGAACTAAACATTCCGGTTGTCCACCGTGTTCGTCTATATAGCCATGAGTCTGGCCCGTTTGAAGCACAGCTTGATTCTCCTGGCCGTAACACCTTCACTCTTACCCTTCCACAAATCACATCTAACCTGACCAACCTCAACGCCGCACCGATGATTAGGACCGCAGAGAACATCGTCCCGATCATGGCTAAAGGTACTGAAGCAGACCTTAAGGTTATTTGTAATTCACCCTTCCCCCTGGCACTTGTCAGTATGACCTGGGAAGGAACCTATAACAACAAAGGAATCAAAGCCGTATGATCCACGAAATCCGCCCAGCCACAATTGAAGATGCTATTTACCTGGCTGATAATTTACAGGCGGATGATCTACGGGAAATACAAGGGTGGGGCCACGATCCACATCAGGTCCTACCCAAATCCTTTTCTGAAATAGAAGATCCTATTGCCTTTTCTATTAAAGGTGACCTCTGCGGAATGGCGGGGGTATCCAGAACAGATGCCCATTGCGGCGCGATATGGATGTTGACAACCAATCACGTCCGCCCGTATCCCAAATTATTTTTTAAGGAGGCTAAGAAATGGGTCGATCAACAGACCTCCTTTACAGTCTTACACAACATCGCTGATCCACGAAACCGGATGCACCTAAAGCTTCTCCACATGCTTGGATTTAAGAAGCTTAGTTATATCCCGGTTGGACCTGACCGTTTAACTTATGTCGAATTTGCAAAGCTAACCAGCCATGTGTGA